GCAAGTTGGCCATGTAGCCGGGGTCGGCAGCCATCAGGGCCGCATTGTCCGTCAGCTTGGCCGGAATGAAAGTGGCCGACTTGGGCGGAATGCCCGGATGCTTCTCTTCCAGCTCAACCGGATCATCTGCCCAGATCAGCGCGTCGTTGATGCGGACAAACCAACGCACCTTCCCGGCGCGCTCTGCGATAGGAAGCCCCGTTTCCTGGTCGATCCACCACGAGATGAACTCAGCGACCCAACTATCCGCGTCGGGGTTGCAGGTCGCCCGGATGTAGGGCCGAACACCGCACATCGAGCGGTTTCGGCTGACCATGTACCAGAACTGCTTCTGGCTGAAGTGCGTCAGTTCGTCGAAGCAGATCAGCGGGATCTGCGAGCCCTGCCAGTTCAGGACCGTCTTGTCGTGCTCCAGGTGAGCAAAGCTGACCGTCGCCGCCGAGGGAAACTGCCAGCTCAGGACGTGCTCTTTCGGCGTGGCTCCAATGACCGGATAGAGCTTCTCGCTCTCGTCCCAAAGGCCGCCCTCGTTGCGGACCTGGACCGTCGAGCGTCGGAAGAAGACCGCGCCGAAGTTCTCGTTGCCGATGTGCCTGAGCGGCTCCATCAGCAGCGCCCACGTTTTCCCCCCGCCTGCCGCGCCGCCGTATATGGCGATGTCGGCCGAGCTGCCGAGGAAGGTTTCTTGCGGTCCCGGCTGCGGCCGGATGACCGTGGCTTCAGCCGCGTCCATTGTCGGGTAGCTGGTACATCACGACGGCTGGCGCTGCCGCAGGCAGGGGCGCCCCGTTCTTACCCGTCAGCTCGCGCCGGTTGGTGTAGCTGTCACCCGCTTCCTTCGCGGCCTGTTCGAACAACTGAGCCGCCAGGGCGATGTTGCCCATGGTCTCGGCCTTCTCCGCCATCCGCTGGAGCGCCCGGAGACGGACCGCGCGATGCGAGATGGCGATCCTGCTGGTGTCTTCCAGGAAGGCCTTGCGGGTCTCTTCGAACAGCGAGACCCACTTCGCCGCGAGGCCGCCGCTGGCCTTCTTGTTCGGGTCGTAGGTCTCGACCAACTGCCGGGTGATGACGACGCCGAACTCGGCCTTGACCGCGTCGGCTACCGTCTTGGGGCTGTCGAAGCAGGCGAGCGCCTGAACGATGTAGGTCTGAACCTCTGGGGCTAGGCGTTCCTTGGCCATGTCGATGTCAAGGCTCCGTCTAGGTCAGGCCGCCCTCAGCAAGCACGTCCCGCAAGCCTGTGCGATCGATGCCCTGCCTATCAACGGCTCATGGGACGCGGCCTCTACAAGGTCCCTGACCCCGGAGGCATCTGCGCCATATCTGCGAACTACACCGACAAACTCTTCGACGTCGTGGCCACGCATGGTGAAGGCGGGCAATCCGCTCTTTCGGAACTTCGGGGCGCCCCACTCGTCGCGCTCTTGGCCACAGTGGTAAAGCTCATGCTCTACGAGGGCGCAGAACTCAGCGTCTGTGGCTCGCGCTGCATAGGGTGCGCTGAAGGTCAGGATGAAGTCGGGGATATGGCCGAACCACTCCCTGACCTGTTGCTCGGCGCGAGCCTTTGCCCAGCGGCCCATGGCGCGAGGCGAACCCACCTCAGCCTGGCCGATGACGGCGCGGCCCTGACGTGAATTAGCGGCCGTCGTCCAGAGCGTGCCGATGCTGGCCTGCCTAAGGTGCGCGTGATCCTCGTTCGTGAGGCCCCCGCCGTCGTCAATGAAAGCCTCGCTCAGCCACTCCGTCAGATCGTGAGCTGCGACGAAGCGGTCGATATTGGCGACGCTGACCTCGAACAGGTCAGGAGGCGGAAGTGGTCGCACTGGCCTTTGTCGATTCGGTCTTGGCCTTACTCTCGACCTTCACCCGCTCCGCAACGCCTGCCGCCTCCAGGCAATCAGCGGCCTTGGCATCCTTGGCGTTGAAGGTGGCGCCGGCGGCTGCCGAGCCGTCAGCCAGGGAGAAGCCGACGAGGGCTTTCATGGGGACCATGGGTTGCTCCAGATTTGCATTGTGGGGGCTGAGCCATTTTCGTCACCCCGTCGCTTTCAGCGGCCAAGGCTACGATCTCTGGCACCCAACGGGGCACCTTAGGCTCAAGGGTCCAGCGGCCGTTCTTGGTTTTGAACGACCAGGGACGGGTTACTTCCAAACGTCTCATTCACTTGAAGGCGGTTATGGCTGGGCGCGAAGCCCAGCCACTTCCACTGCTACGTTAGGTGCAAGACGGGGGCACTTTGGCCCGCAGAGGCGGGATCGGTGCCGTGGGCATGGTCAGCGGGTTCACCAACGGACGCAGCGTACTCATTTCCGCAAACTTGAAACTGCGGGTGAGGCCGTCGCAACCGACAACGTAGAGGGTGAGGTCGGGATTATTGAGCGACGCCGCATATCCCCAATCATTATCCGACGGAAATTGGTTGAAAGCGATTTGACGCGCTTTCCAGGCAGGGTCGATCGTTCCGTTCCCAATATCGCCGTTGCAGTACTCGTCAGCGGGGTGATTGTGGATGATGGCCAAAACGCTTGACGAAGCGATGCCAAACTCTGCCCGCGCTGCATCGAAGGTCGCGACAGGGATTTCTGCACCCGCCCCACCCCGCGGCGCATGATAGGCCGTGTTGTCGTTGGCATCCTTGAAGACGTGGCTGAACCACTCTTTCTTATTGCTGTTCGGCTTCGCCTTGATCGCCTCAGCCGCCTTGTTAGCGGCGCAGTCCATTTGGCGCTTGTTCTCAAGATCGACTTGGCCTTGCGTCATGCCGGCGCTGCCACCCCCCCAGCCGCCATCATCAACGACGCCACCACTGCCACCGTCAGGTCCGAAATAGGGCTTATCACCGACGCGCTTACGCTTACCCACCACAACAATCGGGTCGACTTCAGAAGTCATTCTCAGGCTCCAGGCTTGGGAGGAGCCAGCAGGTCAGGGCGCTCTCGGCGCTAGGTTGCTTCCTGATATGCTGGACAGGGATGCAACAGCGCATCCTTGTCCGTGAGCGTGGCCGTGCGGCCTGGATCCCTCACCGCACTGGACGCCCGTCCTGAGAGATCCAAGGTAGCGTCCGCTCAGAGAAAAGGCCCCGCCTAATGGCGGAGCCTTTGGGAAAGAACCCGATTGCGAAGCTTAGTGACCCAGCTCCGCCGCCTGCTTGCGCAGGTCAGAACCCTTCTTGCGGTTCAGCATGCCTTGGATGCCGGCCCACAGAGCGGCCAGCATGGCTCCAGTTTCGCCGCGATCGTTCCCGATAGCGTTACGTCGTGCGTACTCCATCGATGACAGCATCGAATCGTACACGTCGGCCTTTCGCTCGTAGATCGCTGCTTGGGCGATC